CGTTACGTAAATACGATAATACTGTTTGGTCAACTTGAGTAGAGTTTTCACCAAATTGTGATTGTGGACCTTTATTCTTAATTTGGTATTGGATGAATGGTAATGCCATTTCAGCTGCTCTATAAGCTAAAGATGGTTTAATATGCATTACAAGTGTTGTTTCATCCGTAGTAAGTGTTTGTGCTGAAAAACTATCTAAAAGATGATTATAAAAGTTGGTACCAAGAATTGGTTGTATATACATATCTTGGGCAGAATCAATATTTTGTACAATATCTTTGATATCAAGATTTTGATTAAATACTGTATTCTCACGGATATATGTTTCTGAGATGAAATATACCATATTATTTATTTGGTGTTAAGTTAATATTAGGTTTATTTAGAATCATTTTTACACCAAGTCCATTGATGTCAATGAACTTATTAAAGATGTTTTCAATATCTTTTTGTGCTGGTTGAATAACTGAACTATTAAAGATTTGATAAGCATATTCCAACTCACCAGAATTCCCAAGTGAACCTGGTGTCTTTAAACCGAGTAATTGAGGATCTAATTGATGAGCGTAACAGATTTGCCTTTGAATGGTATCAGTTAGTTGAAGGAATGTCTTATCTAATTTATTAGCGTCCATTTGTGTAACCGTAGGTGCTAATTCTTTACCATCAGAGAATGTAACCATAGCTCTACCAGTTTTCCTAGCACCAGCAAATGATTGGTTTAAATCATTAAGAACTTGTTGTTTTTCTTCTTTAGTTGATGGTTTCTCAAAATATTGGATAAGAATACTAGGATTAATACTGTTTAAAATATTAGCTTTATGATATTGGGACATTTCACCGTCAAGTACGACCCAATTAAGAGCTGATTGATATGATGGCTCAGCATATAGTTTCTGTCCTGATGATGTAACTTGAAACATATATAATTGACATGTATCTGTTTTATTATAAGCGTCAAATGCTACATATTTTTTAGTTTGATATTTAGTATGATATGTCCAATCCCAATTGTATAAAAAACTAGTTGGTTCCATATGTTCATCAACCTTATCAATACGAATCTTATCTGGACTTATCCGTTTTAATTTAATAATTTTAGTGTTTTCCTTATTCCAAACCACTTCAATACATACTCTAGAGTGGATGAAATAATCCATAGCAATTTCATTTAACATAGAATCAAATTGAGAAGTTAATTGATTCAATGAGATTTTACCCATACCATCTAATCCTGATGAATCGATTGAATAACCATTACCAGTAGTGAGTAATTTTTTGAAATTAATAATAGCTGCATGTAAAGGTGATTGGTGATATAAACGGTTTAATTCTTGAGGGAATAAACCATTAACGCCATAAAGATAACCATTAGCTGTACGGTTAAGATAATCACTAGTTTGTGAATAATCTACATTAATGTTAAATGTTTTTAAAGTAGTATCAAAAGGCTTGATAACTTCAGTTTTAAGTTCTTGTTTTTTAAATCTATCAAATAGTCCCATAATTTTTATCTATAAACTTCAGTAATCTCGGAATCAATTCCATTTACATATGCTTTACCAGTACTAATGATAGTACCTGTAGTTGCACTTATTTCTAATGTTGGATTAACTGATTCATATATATTATATGTATAGCTACCACTCTTTAAATTAACCGTACAAGCAGTTAAATTAGTATATGTTGAACCAGTTTCAATTATATCAAAACGATTAAAACGACATCTATAAGGTGATGAATCATTGCCAGTAAAATATGTAATGTTACTCGGATTAATATCATGAATAAATTCAAATAAATAATTACAGTTAATTAAATTCGATACACTTGTTAATTCGAGTATAACTGGGTTAGTTGTGTTTTTTTTTAAATAAATCATTGTCAATTTTTCTTGTCTGACATCATATATTCTTAAATTATGTTATAATAGGGTATGTTCAATCATAACAAAAAAGGCCCCATAATAGGGGCCAATTTTAGATAAAGCTTAGATTAGATTAAGCAATAAGAGCAGAGATAATTGAAGATTTAACTTCGTACATTAATTCTGGTTCTTCCGCTACGAAAGTTAACGTGTATTTAGAGCCATCACCTTTAGCGGTACCAGAACCTTCACCAAGTGCTGTTAAGTTAGCTGAGTTAGCATAACCTACATACCAGTAAAGACCGTTACCATCTTTTAAGATGATTTTAAGGTCACGTTGTCCAGCTGCAACTAATGCAATTGAATTACGTTTAGCAACTTCTCTACGAGGAATAGAAAGAGTTACAGTAGTTGTGAAAAATGTTGAACCATTTTCTAAACTGATAGCTGCTTCTTCAACGTAGTTAGCAGTGTTCTTATTAAATTGGTATTCAACAAACTTAGAGTTACCAGACATAGAAATTGCTGTAACAGTGCCAGCTGATACAGTTGTACTAGTTACGAATTCTGAAGGGGCAATATAGAATTTAACAACACCACCTGTGTTATTATCACAAGATTTTAAGATTGATGTTAATGATGTATTACAAGCCATTTTATTTAGTGTTTGTTTTTAATTAGTGTTTGTTTTTAAGTTTCTTGTAGTGAACTACCCAACCACTAAAGATGGTTGGGCTTCAGGAATCATAGACTCACCTAATGGTAACGCCTCCTCCTGTTTTTGTTTAATGTCCGATTCTATTCCATAACCAGACAAATAGTTTATTAGTTAAAGTAAACAATTTCTGATGGGTTAAGGATACCAAAACCAACTTTTAAGTAAACAGCTGTCCTTAATAAAGGTTGACCAGTTGTTTCAGTTAAGTCGATAGCTTTAAGGTCAGTTGAATCGTTTTCACCGTCAAGTAAGTAAACTAAATTGTCTTTTCTTGTAAGAACAATCTTGTTTGAAGACATACCTGGAGCTTCAACAATCTTAATACCTGCGAAATTAGGACCTAATAACTCAGTTACGTAGTTAATAGTATTACCTTTTGATGCAGCAATTTGGAATGCTGTGAAAACGTTTGAAGCTACATAGAAACGTAAGTCAGCTTTACGAGCAGATTGTATAGCAGTTGGAGCAGCTAATAATACAGCAGTTAAGTTATCAATTACGTTAGCAACAGTTGAAGCTGTTAAAGTAACATCAACAACAGAAGCATTAGCAAGTAATAATTTTTCGAAACCATTACATAATGTACGGTAAGCGTAATCACCAGTATAAGTAGCACCTGTACCAGCTGTATTACCTTTCCACATTAAGTCAACGATTTCAGATTGAATCTCACCACCTAAAAGTTCCCAGTAGTGGTTCATGAATGATTGAACTGTCCAGTTCATAGAACCTTTAGCCATCTCAAGAGAAACGAAAGAAGATTCTATATCTTTCTTACAAATTTGAACTTGAGCTTGTAAAGGACAAACTGACATAGTTATAGCGTCTAATGCTGTAGATGAACTTGAGAAATCACAAGTTTCAGCTTTTAAAACTGATGGGAATGTTGCTGTGGCAACTTTAGTTGATGATTTTACACCTGGGATAACCTTGAAGTTGTCAGCTGTTTCTTGGTTGATGTAAGCCTTAGCATACCATTCAGAAGGATTTGGACACAATAATGCGTTAGGGGCAATAGTCAAGTCAAAATTTAATTTTTTCATATTTTTTTATTTTGTTTTTGTAATTTTTTAGTTATTAAAATTAAATTAGTAATTAATTATTTTTGTTCATTTTAGTCATTAAGAATTCTGAAAAAGCTTGCTAATGCAACTTGTGCTTTAGCTTGGTTCATTTCAGTATCAACCACTTCTTCAATTGAATCTTCTACAGAATCAGCTTCAATAAGAGTTTTAATCTCAGCAATAACTTTGTAAAGTTCATCAAGTTTAGGTTGTACGATAGCCATTACCGCTGCTTCATCAATAGCCGCTTCTGCTGCTGGTGCCTCAGCTGGTGCTGGTTCACTTGGAGCTTCTGCTGGAGTTGGTTCAGCTAATTCTTCAGTAACAACTTCTTCAGCTGGAGCATCTTCTGCTTTAGGCTTAATTTCAGTAATCTTCCCATCAACAGTAACTACTATGCTACCATCAGTTAAGATATGTTCACCATCAAAGATTGGAGCTTTCTCCCCATTTTCATCCATGATGTGAACTTCACCTCCAACTTCTAATTTAGAAATCCAAATTGGTGTGCCATCTTCTAATTTTGACATCTCGTATTTTTGTTTTGTCATTTTGTTTTGTTTTATTTTATTGTTTAATTTATTTAATCTTAATCCTAAAAACCCTTCAATTGAGTACCCTAAACGGTCTTTAGCAATTATTTCTCGAACAAAATATTCTTTATCTGTAAATTGTGATACCACAAATACGCTACCTTCTGGAACATTAATACCATACTTTGTAAAGCTTGGGTCTGTTTCTGATGGACCAGTAATCCAACTCTCAAGGATGAAAGATGGTGCTTCTAATTCATTATTATGGTCTAAGTTGAAAACTGCTTTACCCTTATTAAGCATAAAATCTTCATATAAAGCTTCTATTGTTTCTTTATCGAAAACGACCTCATATTCACCAAGTTCATCGTCTCTACGATAAATTGGTAAATCTGGAATAAGGATTGGTGCTGCTAAACGATATTTTAACTCGTCAACGAAGAAATAATCCATTTTAATTGTTGAATTGAAAGCTATACCACGGGTAATAATTGCTGGTGTTGATGTGTAGGCTATTTGTGAAATTCCGAGATGTTCTCCATCTGTTGAATATTCATCATCGATAGTTATTTTATAAGTTGGTAAATTGTTCATATAATGATAAATTATTTTAATTTTAATTTTGTTTAATTTATCAATACTTATTTTATATATTTCTTCAAATTTTGTAATATCACCCTTAATAAAATAACCAATAAAGTGAACTACCCACCCACGGCAGAGCCGATGGGTTGGGCTTCTGACTTCACAGACTTATGCTTCTTTACAGAAGTCTTATTTGAGTCTCCATCAGTGTTATCGAGCGTCCCACCCGATATTATTTTTAATCCTTCTTTAAGAATATTTTTTGCAGCATTTAAGTCACGGTCTAAAACGTGTCCATTCTTACAAGTCCATTCTCTTATTGAAAGATTTAAGTCTTGATTTATCCAACCACATTCACAGCAGGTTTTTGAACTTGGGTAAAACCGATTGATTTTTACAATCTGTTTATCGTTCCAATCAGCCTTGTATTCAAGCAACCTAACAAAAGTTCCCCAACTTGCATCAGAGATATGTTTAGCAAGTTTATGGTTTTTGACCATGCCTTTCACATTCAAATCTTCTAATGCAATTACATCGTAATCAGATACTAATTGATGAGAAACCTTATGTAAGTTATCCATTCGTGAGTTGGTTATCTTCTCGTGAAGTCTTGCTGTTTTTCGTCTTTGTCTTTCAAACGAATTACTGCCTTTTGTCTTACGAGAAAGATGTTTTTGTGCTTTCGCTAACTCTTTTTCATATTGTTTTGTGTATTTGTTGTTCTTGAATTTGATTCCATCAGAAGTAATAGCAAAATCCTTTAAACCTAAATCTATTCCACAAACAGCACCAGTCTTTTCTTTTTGTTGATATTGTTCTTCTGATAATATTGATACAAAATATTTACCTGTCGGTGTTTTACTCAAAGTGCATTTACCGATTTCACCTTTAACTTCACGGTGAACATTTACTTTAATACCTTCTTTGAATTTTGGTGCAAAAAATCTACCATCTTCAAGTTTTGCGAACTGTGGAACTGTGAATGAGTTTTTCTTTTTCCTTGACTTAAATCGTGGAAACTTAGCATTACCTCTAAAGAAGTTTACGTAAGCAGTATCCAAACATCTTAAAGCAAATTGTAATGATTGGCTATTCACTTCTTTGAGCCAAGCAGTTTCATCTTTCTTTTTTAGTTCGGTTAAGGTAGCAGCCTGTTTATAGTAATTATCAGACTTTTTATCTGCTTGATATTGCTCTTTCCTTTCATTTAAAAAGTAGTTGTAAACGTAACGGATACATCCAAAATGCTTATCCAACAACGCTTTTTGCTCTTGTGTTGGCTGCAATTCAAATTGATATGTCCGAAAAATTGTCTTCATTCTACTATTAAATAGTTTTATTTTATGCAAAGATAATACTTTTTTGTAAATCCGCTACATTTTTTTGTAAATATTTCCATCGAGTTTGAGAAACATTCACAAAAAAATTCCGCTACTATGTCTAAAAAAAGTAATTACATCAGCACAAATCGCTCAAAACACTACTTAAAGTGTCATTTAATCTTTGTTTGTAAGTATCGTAAACCAATGTTAGTTGGTCAGTTAAATGATGATATTAAGCAAATATTTCAGTCTATTGCTAATGTTTCTGATTTTGAAATTGAAGTTATGGAAACAGACAAAGACCACGTTCATTTTTTAATTCGTTACATACCTCGTTTGTCTATCGCTCAAATCGTCCGTAGGTTAAAACAAGAATCTACTCGTCAGTTGTGGTTATTACATCATTCTACACTTCGTAAGCAATATTGGTATCAGCATCTACTTTGGTCAGATTGCTATTTCGTTTGCTCAATTGGCGAAGCATCTCCTGATACTATTCGTGAGTATATTCTCAATCAGGGTTAGTCGCTTACATCCCATCCACACTCCGTGATGAATGGGTTTTACGCTCCGATTTATAAAGTTTTAAGTATTGATTTAGGTAAAAAGAACTTGCTTTCTGTTTATGATGTTGAAAATAATAAAGGTATTGTTTATAGTTCAAAATATTTAAGTAAAAATCAAAAGTTTTTAGATAGAAGAATTGATGAATTAAAATCATTAAGAGATACTAAAAAGAAAAACAGTAGAAAATCAAAACAAATAAATAAAAAATTAAAGAAAGTTTATTCTAAAAAGAAAACTCAAACAAATTTAACACTTCAAAAAGTAACTAAAGATTTAAGCGAACAAAATAAGACAATTATTATCGGAGAATTAACTAACTTAAAGAAAAATATAAAATCAAATTTCAAGTCTTTAAATAGACAAATGCAAAATAATTGGAATTTACAAACTTTTACACGCCTTTTAGAATACAAATGTAAATTAAAAGGTAATCAAGTTGTAAAAGTTAATGAAGCTTGGACTTCAAAAACGTGTTGTAAATGTGGTAACATTAACCACGATTTAGATTTAAGTGATAGACAATACATTTGTGATTGTGGAAATAACATAAATCGAGACATTAATGGTGCAATAAACATTTATAAACAATTTATGGGTGATTATAATCCGCCATTTGAGACACTTGTTGTTTCAGAAAGATTTGATTGGTGTCATATCAATCAAATGAACAGAAATTATAAATTTTATAATTAATTATTTAATTTATAGTTTTTTGTATTATACCAAAAGCTGATTCAACATTTTCAGCTATTCCAACGAGAACGAAACCCATCAATCGTTATTACGTGCATTGTTTATCTTATCTTTTGTTGTTTTAAAAGCA